CAGAAGTTAGCTGGTATTAAATTTTTATATGCGCCATATGTATATCCTACATTATAAAGGAGATTTATGTGGTTCGGACTAGCAAAGATGGCTCTCAAGACCGGGAGTCATATTTATCAAAATAGACAAAAGACAAGAGCCGCGATGTCGGATGCAGCTTTACTGCATGCAGAACGCATGGCGCGAGGAGAGGAATCTTACCAAGGCAAACTTTTAGAAGCCCGACAGAATGATCTAAAGGACGAAATTGTCCTTGTCATTATTTCGGCGCCGATAATTGTGCTCGCCTGGGGAGTTTTCAGTGACGATCCGGCAATGATGCAGAAGATAGAACTCTTTTTTCATCATTTTGGCTCACTGCCGATATGGTTCCAAACTTTGTGGATTACCGTGGTAGCGAGTATTTTTGGGATCAAGGGTACACAGGTGTTCAGAAATGGTGGACCTAAAACTAAAAAGTAGACTTGTATATTAATATAAGTTATAATAAAATTAATTAGGAGAAACATATGAGAAATGATTTCGGAACAAGACCTTACAAATCTAGATTCCCATACAAAGCTGGAAAATCTACTGGTAAGAAAAAATCTCAAGGATACGACGATAAGCTTGATGAATCCTTAGGTGCAAGACACGGCAAAAAATCTCAAAGCTACGAAGCTCGAAGAAAAGAATCTGAAGGCATGGAAAAAGCTATGGGAAGAAGAAAATACGCTGCTGTCGGTTCTATGGATAAAAACAAGAGAAAAGCATAAGGAATTCTTATGGGTTGGAAAGATAAAGTCGCAAAATCTGTTTGGGGAAAAGCAACAGAAGCTTATAAAGGTTGGAAACAATCTAAATCCACATGGGTAAAAGATAAAACTGGCACTATTACAGGTGTTAAACCTCATACAGGGAAAGTTCCTTGGTATGTAGGCGCAAGTCCTAATACTCCTGAAAGTCGAGCCAGGATAGTAAAAACTCATTACAGTCTTAAACGTAGTGATAAAATTGATAAAGCTGTCAAAGATATTGAGAAGGGTAAGAAAACTTTAAAACATATGGAAGCGACAGGTCAAGCAAAAGAATTAAAAAATTACAAAGGTGAAGGTACTGGTGTATATCACAAAAAAGGATTTGATAAATAATGTATAGAAGATTTAGATCACCAAACGCAGGCCAAACATCTTTGACTTTACAGCATGCTACAAGTCCAGGCTCAGGTTTTAGACCTGCTTTAGGTCATAATAGAGATGGTTATCCTACGGGTGGAATTCCTGTTCAAGGATATAAATCTGGGGGAAGAGTTGGATTTAAAAAAGGTACTAAGAAAAACTGGATTCAAGACGTAAATAAATCCATTAAAAAAAGAGGAACTAAAGGAAAGTGTACACCTATTACAAAAAAAGGTTGCACTGGACGAGCAAAAGCTTTAGCAAAGACATTTAAAAAAATGGCTAAGAAAAGGAAATGATTAAACGATTTATAAACTGGATAAAAAGTTTATTCGGTACAACAGGAACAGATTATAGATTCATCAAAACTGAAAAACCTGTAGTAGAAGAAAAAGAAGAATCAATTGTTCAACACTGTATTTCTCATATAAGATTTAGAAAGAATTGCCCAGATTGCTTAAGAGCAGTTGGGGTTATATAATATGGCTGATTTAGAAAACGTAATATATAAATTAAGAAGAGCATTAGATAATAGAATTAAACACCTAGCAATCTCGGTAACGTCCGGAGGGGTTGACAATATGGAAACATACAAGTATATTATCGGACAAATTAACGCCCTAGAGGCAACGAAACAGGAACTCTCTACCCTGCTAGACGATAAGGAGCTACATGAAAATAAAGGCACAGTCATTAACATCAACAGCGGGAAGCCCAAAGATAATCACCCCAAATAAAGAATTAGTCGGAGTAAAAAAATCCGAACCTAAAAAAGAAATTACCAACACCAAAGAAAAATTACCTCAACCAACAGGTTGGAGAATTTTAATTTTACCATTTAAAATGAGTGAGAAAACTAAAGGTGGGGTAATTATGAACGAATCAACATTAGAACGTCAACAAGTTGCATCACAATGCGGAAACGTATTAGCGATGGGATCAGAATGTTATAAGAATAAGGAGAGATATCCAAACGGTCCATGGTGCAAGATTGGTGATTGGGTGGTCTTTGCTCGTTATGCAGGATCACGAATAAATATTGAAGGTGGGGAAGTTCGTCTTTTGAACGAAGACGAAATATTGGCAACAGTCAAGGATCCAGAGGATCTCTTGCATAAATACTAACATAGAAGGAGGAAACTATGCCAGAAGAAAATAAAAAACCGCTAGATAAAATGGTGGATATAGATACATCCGGCCCAGCGGTCGATGTAACTGTAGAAGAACCAAAAGAAGAAGCGGTTGTAGAAACGAAAGAAGAAACAAAGGTTACGGAACCAGTAAAAGAAGAAACAGTAAAAGAAGAACCAGTAAAAGAAGAAACAGTAAGAGAAATAAAAAAGGAACAAAAAGTAGAAGATGAAAAACTAGAAGACTACAGTAAAGGAGTGCAATCTAGAATTGCTAAACTTACGCGTAAGATGAGAGAAGCAGAACGTAGAGAAGCTGCTGCTGTCGAATACGCACAAGCTGTAGAAAAGAAAAGACAACTAGATCAGGAAAGATTTAGCAAAGTTGATTCTGATTATAATAAAAGATTTGAAGAAAGTGTTAAAACTGGAATGGATTCTGCGCAAAAAGAACTTGCCAGAGCTATTGAATCCGGTGATGCACCTGCTCAAGTCGAAGCAAACAAACGAATAGCAGAGCTAGCGTTTGATAATGCTAAACTAAAACAAAGAAAAGCTGAACAGGAAGAGAAACCTGTCAAGCTTTCTGACGGTGGACAATTACCAAGCAAAGCTCCACAATCATTACCTCAAGCTGATCCTGAAGCTGAAGATTGGGCGGGTAGAAACAAATGGTTCGGAACTAATCGAGCTATGACATTTACTGCGTTCGAGATTCATAAGGATTTAGTGGACAAAGAAGGATATGATCCAAAATCAAATGATTACTATGAAGAAATAGACAAACGAATAAGAGTTGACTTTCCGCATAAATTTGATAATACTGGAGATATAAAAACGACTAGACCCGTTCAGTCGGTGGCTTCTGCGAATAGAAGTGCAAAAACTGGTCGCAAACAAATGAGACTCACATCATCTCAAGTAGCAATAGCTAAAAAATTAGGTGTGCCACTCGAAGAGTATGCAAAACAATTAAAACTCACGGAAGGAGCATAAGCATATGAAAAAAGACGACAAAATAACTTCTCGTGCGGCTGAGACTCGGACAAAGACTGAACGTCCAAAAGAGTACAAGCCACCATCCTCTCTGGATGCACCGCCAGCGCCAAACGGCTTTAGGCACAGGTGGATAAGAGCAGAATCTGTAGGATTCATAGATAGTAAAAATATTTATGGAAGACTTAGAGAAGGATATGTATTAGTGAGAGCTGATGAATATTCTAATGCTGATTATCCCGTAGTTGCCGAAGGTAAATACGCTGGAATCATTGGAGTAGGAGGCCTACTGTTGGCTAGGATACCCGAAGAACTCGCGAAGCAACGTGTTGATTATCAGAAAAAACTTACTGAAGGTCAAGACGAAGCAGTTGAAACCGACTTGCTAAGGGAACAACATAAGAGTATGCCGATCGATATCGAACGGCAGTCTCGTGTAACCTTCGGTGGTACAAAGAAAAGTTAATTTTTTAACTATTCTCGGGATAGCAACCAATTCCCTACTATCGATTTAATTAACCGTTTACAGGTAAAACTGTAAACATAGGAGTAATAACATGGCAAACAATAACTCAACGGGTTTTGGTTTGATTCCTGTCGGTACAATTGGCTCAACGCCAAGTACTCAAGGACAAGGCAAATACTACATTGATGCTGCCTACGACAAAGATTTGTTCCAAGGGACTGCAGTGCAGTCTAAAGTTGGATATATGAAAGTCGGGCAGAATGCGATTACTGATTCCACAATAGGGGTGTTAAATGGTATTTTTTATAATGCTAGCACAACACTAAAACCTACTTGGGCGAATTGGTATAACCAACCAGTTACTCCAGCTAATAGTGAAGACATCACAGCGTTCGTACTTGATAATCCTTTTCAACTTTATATGGGATTAATTGATGGTGCAGCAGCTCAAGCCGTTTATGGTAAAACATATGGTTTGACTACTGGTGATCCGACTGGCAATGAACTTGCAGGTCAATCAACATCAAAAGTAATCGTGGCTGGTGTGTCTAACACAGCTAATTCTTGGCGTTTAATAAGACTGGCCGAAGATCCTCAAAACAAAGACATGACTACCGGTGGTACGTCTGTTATTGTTGCTCAGAATCTTAACCAATTCTTAACTAATGCGCTAAGTTGGCAATAATAGGAGCATATAGAAATGGCAATATCAAGAGCACAGCTAGTTAAAGAACTAGAACCAGGCCTAAATGCACTATTTGGGCTGGAATACAAACGGTATGACAATGAGTCTGCCGAAGTATACGTAACCGAATCATCTGACAGGGCTTTCGAAGAGGAAGTAATGTTATCTGGATTCGCTAACGCAAATGTAAAAGCAGAAGGTCAAGGCGTATCATACGATGAAGCGCAAGAAACCTACACTGCTCGTTACACTATGGAAACGATCGCGCTTGCTTTCGCTATCACTGAAGAAGCTATCGAAGATAATCTCTACGATAGACTAGCTTCTAGATACACAAAAGCACTAGCAAGATCTATGTCAAACGCTAAACAAGTTAAAGCGGCTGTCCCTTTAAATAATGGTCTACCTTCGGTAGCTACTTATAAAACTGGTGACACTGTTTCATTGTTCTCTACGAATCACACTACGATTCAGGGATCAGTTTCAAATACTTTAACTACTCAAGCGGATTTAAACGAAACTTCATTAGAGCAGTCTTTGATTGACATTGCTGCAATGACTGATGAAAGAGGTTTAAAAATCGCTGCGAAAGGCGTGAAGATGATAGTTCCGTCTGCTAATCAGTTCCAAGCTGAAAGACTTATGAAGTCTCAAGGTAGAACTCAGACTGCAGATAATGATATCAATGCAATCAACTCTATGGGAATGATTCCTCAAGGATACCGAGTGAACCATTTCTTAAATGATTCTGATTCATGGTACATTATTACGGACGTTCCTAACGGTATGAAACACTTTGAAAGAACTCCATTGACAACTTCAATGGAAGGTGATTTTGATACTGGTAACGTAAGATACAAAGCTAGAGAAAGATACGTTTTTGGCGCATCTGACTTTAGAGGTATCTTCGGCGTTGAAGGTGCGTAATCTAAAATAATTAATGAGGCGGCCTTAAAACCGCCTCATTTACCATAGAAAGTTATAAAATATGTTTTCAACGATAATTGTTGATAATTTTTTCGAAGATATTAAAAAGATAATAAAGATTTCAAAACAATTAAAATATTATCCTCCTACTAAAACAGACAATTGGGGTGGGTTAAGAACTAAATCATTACATTTAACTCATTATGATTTATTTAATGATATAATTAAAAAAATCTTAAGTTATTATTATTCCAATAATAAAATAAAATTTAGTGATTCTTCCATGTTTTTTAGTAAATTAAACCTTGGAGACATAGGAAAAACACTTTATCATTATGACGAAGGCACTAAAATTGCTGCTGTGATATATTTAAGTTCAGGAAATATGAAGACAGGAACCACTTTATTCAATAAAAATGAAGAAAAACAAATAATTATAGGTAATGACTTAAATACGATGGTATGTTATGATGGTAATAAATATCATGGTCCTAGCAGTACTTTAAATTTAAAAAAAGAAAGATTAACCTTGAATGTTTTTATTAAAAACATAGAAATAATATAATGAGAAAATTCCTAGTAAATATTTGGGCTTACGATTATCACGCTAAATTTGAGGTTTTAGCGGAGGATAGTGTTGAATCTATTGAAAAAGCAGTCCTTGACAAAATTGGAGAAAAGAGTATAAAGTGGGAATCAACGGGAATGTATAGAAAAGTTCCGAGACGTATAACCTATGAGGAGGTTGTTGATGGTACAAGAACTGTACAAACAAAAACGATCCTTGGAGTTGAAGTGGCAGTTGGAGTATGAGCAAAGTGGTAAATATACTCTGGACATGGTTGAAATTGATAGTGCAATTAAAAGCACTATTACTGAGATCAAACTTGAGGAACGTAAAATTGCAGATAGAGAAAATGCAATTAGGAGTTCTGCCCCCGAAGTTTCTGTGGCTACTTAGATAAACGCCACATCGCTGAAATCGTAATGTAGACGCGTATAGTCGACATGCCCCTAGGGACTACATTTAAAATATTCTAGGAGGAATATTATGGCAAACACATCGTTTAATGGTCCGGTGCGATCCGAAAAAGGATTTCAACAGATCAATAAAGCAGCTAGTACAGGAGTTATAACTAAAAGGTTTCTAGGAACGAAACCAGATTTAACTAGTTTAACTGCAACTGTAGTAGCAACATCAGGTACGTTAACTTACGCAGCTAATGTAATTACGGTCAACAACTATGCGGGGGATGCTGCTCAAGCGGTAACATTACCGGCAGCGACAGTAGGAACTGTGGTAGTTCATGCTCAATCAGATGATACAACTGGTGGAGTACTGACTTTGACTTTTACATGTGCAGGAGATGACGTTTTTAGAACTGGATCAAAAGTGGAAAGTAGAGCTACTGGAGCAGTTCAAACTATAGATACGTCTGCAGCAAGTGAAACGATATTAACGTACACACCTGCGAATGCAGCAACTAATAGTTTAACTCATGGTTGTTATCTATATTTTACGTGTTTTGAAAAAGGCACTTGGAATTTTGCCCATGACTTATCAACAAGTAATACTGCAGATACAGGCGCAGCTGCTTGGAGTTAATAATTAATTTTAAAGTGCTCCTTCGGGGGCACTTTAATTAAGGAGAAAATTATGAGTACATATCCAGTAGATATAAAAACAGTTAATATTACCACTGCTACATCTACTACAATTTTTGATGGTCCAGCTAGAATTTTAGGACTTTCATGGGTTGTACCTACGAATGTTGCAGTTGG